TCTGGTAGGTTTACCCACGAATCGCCAGAATCCGATACCTACCCCGCCCCCATGACCCGCGCTGTCAGGACGGAGTCCCGCCGCTCTATATATTACTAATTTCCACAAATAAATCGTTATTTTTTGAGTTCGGTACCCCTACCCCCTCTATATAGGAACACCCCCCACCTCTTTTTCCGTCCCCTTGTAAAAAATTTTTTATACTGTACGGTGTACGTTCGCTAGGTAATGTATAGGCAAGGCGTGAGTAATATAAAGGATAGGATAGATAACACGGGGCATACAGGGAGGATAGGCGAGTTTTTCGCCATGTATGCATTAGAGAAGTATGGCATAGAGTGCCACCACGTAGACCGTTCCGGCGTAGACCTATGGTGTCAGTCGTATAATGAGGACATGTTTACCCTACAAATAAAAGCCGCTAACACAACCTTAATAAGAAGAGGTAAACGTACTTACCCTAGATACTCTTACAACTTACGTACGACAAAGATAGCGGACTTCTATATGTTCATTGCTTTAGACATTCAGAAGGTATTGGTTATGCCTACTAGGAAATTGGGGCGCAAGGAAGGTTTACAGATACACCCCAACAAGTTCACAGAAGAGACAGAGAAAGAGGGACTAGACCTCCTCCGTAATTTTAGAAGGGAAGACCATCCTCTAGGGCAATAACACCAAGCCCTACAACAACGACAAAACACGCCGAAACAATAAATACAGTAAAACCAAGCACAAAGTAACCTCAGATAAGCAGGGGGTTGAAAGAGGCGCTATTGTATGCAGATATCGGTATGTTGAGAAATGTATAGTAGTCATGTACGGCATACCACATATGGTATGTAACTGTTTCTTGTCTTGTGTAAACAAGTATGGTACAAAGACACTCCGGTTTAACAACCTGCGACTACAATATGACGATTAAACTCGAACCCGAGACAGGGGTTCCGCTATTTGATGACGATCCTGCGGTGGACTTGAACGTTCGCACGCAAGCAGCGAAGACGACGGCCTTAGAGCTAGCAGAACACGGGTTAGAACTTAGACCCAGCAAAGAAGATGAAGACGTGGCGGCTAAACTTGCCATAGCGTATGCAGACGACCCTGAAAAAACGTCTAAGAAAGCAACAAACAAACGTATGGCTAACCTGACCCCAGCCTCACTGGTGCTTACAGGCAACATACTCACGGAATTTGGTGCCTCTGTAGTGGAGTCAGCCGTTTCTGTGCGTCACTTAGTAACGAACAAGCTAATATTAGAGACAGAGAACCCCGACCCACGCGTCCGTATCCGAGCGTTGGAGTTACTGGGTAAGATTTCGGACGTAGGACTGTTCGCAGAGAAGTCAGAAGTTACCGTTACACACCAGTCAACAGATGATTTGAAGGCAAAACTGCGTAAGAAGCTAGAAAAACTGGTAAATCCACCTGAAGAAGTTGTTTTAGATGGAGTAATTGTGGATGTAGACACAGAATTGGGGTTAGAAGGGAGTGAATAGCACCTCCGAAGCGTTTACCCAAGAAGAAATCCAGCATATGTTGGATAACATAGACGAGTTCAGCACTGACGAGGTGGTGGAGATAGAGAGACTTGTCGATGAGTTAGACAAACGGCGTACAGTAAAGGCCGCACACGACGACTTAATAGAATTTTGTAAACTTATGCAGCCTGACTACCTAGTTGGGAAGCATCACCGCATGTTGGCCGACCTTCTAATGGCCATCGAGCGAGGAGATAAAGACAGGGCGTGTGTAAACATACCGCCTCGTCATGGTAAGTCCCAGCTTGTATCCATATTCTACCCTGCGTGGTATCTAGGGCGTAATCCTAACAAGAAGGTGATGATGGTGTCTCACACCACTGACTTAGCGGTAGACTTCGGACGTAAAGTACGAAACATAATTGCTAGTGACGCCTACGCAGACATCTTCCCAACAGTAAAGCTCGCCAGTGACTCTAAATCAGCCGGACGCTGGAGTACGAGCATGGGTGGGGAGTATTACGCGTGTGGTGTTGGTTCGGCTCTAGCGGGCCGTGGTGCGCATTTACTACTTGTAGATGACCCTCACTCTGAGCAAGACGTGATTAACGGTAACTTTATTGTCTTTGAGAAGGCATACGAGTGGTTCACGTTCGGCGCCCGTACGCGCCTAATGCCGGGGGGTAGTGTGGCTATTATCCAGACACGGTGGCATATGGACGACCTGACAGGGCGTGTTGTAAAGGATATGGCCCAGAACGAGCGAGCTGACCAGTATGAGGTCATAGAGTTCCCCGCTATATTAGATGTGGACGACAAAGACACAGGTAAACCCATACAGAAACCGCTGTGGCCAGAGTTCTTTGACCTTGAGGCGTTACTACGTACCAAGGCGTCAATGCCTACGTTCCAGTGGAACGCCCAGTATCAGCAACAACCCACTGCTGAAGAGGCCGCACTGGTCAAACGGGAGTGGTGGAACGAGTGGGATCAAGAACGACCCCCCGCCTGCGAATATATAATCATGTCCTTGGACTCCGCAGCAGAAAAACACAACCGTGCTGACTATACTGCACTTACTACGTGGGGAGTGTTCCTTAATGAGGAGACTTCAGCGTATAATATAATCTTGCTTAATAGCATAAAAGAGCGTATGGAGTTCCATGAGCTGAAAGAATTAGCTATGGATCAATACACGGAGTGGGAACCGGACGCTTTTATAGTAGAGAAGAAGAGTTCTGGTGTGGCGTTGTATCAAGAAATGCGACGTATGGGATTGCTCGTGCAAGAGTACACACCTCATAGAGGCTCTGGTGACAAGTTAGCACGCTTAAACTCTGTGTCAGACATCGTGCAGTCTGGACTAGTGTGGGTTCCACAGACTAGGTGGGCAGAGGAAGTAGTAGAAGAGATCGCTGGGTTTCCCTTTATGAGCCATGACGATCTAGTGGATTCCACAGTTATGGCACTTATGCGGTTCAGACAAGGCGGATTTATACGACTACCAACTGATGAGCCAGAAGAAATTAAATACTTTAAACATCGCGGTAGCGGGTTCTATTGATGAAAAATTACTATGGTAAGAAAGGCCCAAAAGGTAAAAGAATAGTAGGTAAAACTGCTAACGGTAAATACCACCTAACAAACTATGGTTCTGGAAGTATTCCTACAGACCCCAAAGAAGCTAAAAAACTTGGTAAGGCTTACGATTATAAGTCTGATAAGAAAAAATAAGAGGTTACAAAATGGCAATTGAGAAAGGTATCTACGCGGCACCAGAAAGCATAGAAGACGTAGAAGTAGAAGAAGCGGACATGGAAGCGGACTTGTCTATTGAGATAGTCGATCCTGAGATGGTAACTCTATCCGACGGTAGTATGGAGATTACACTAATCCCCGATGCCAACGAGACCGATCTAATGGCGTTTGATGCCAACCTAGTGGACGCACTTGACGAAGGACTCCTAAACGAGTTATCAGGTGAGTTAATAGGTATGGTAGACGCGGACGTTGACAGCCGTAAAGACTGGGCAGATACCTACGTCAAAGGACTAGACATCCTAGGATTTAAGTACGAAGAGCGTACTACTCCTTGGCAGGGCGCATGTGGCGTGAACTCTACCGTCCTAGCCGAAGCAGCTATACGGTTCCAAGCAGAGACCATGAGTGAGACTTTTCCTGCTCAAGGGCCGGTAAAGGTAAAGGTTCTAGGTAAAGAGACTAAAGAGAAGTTAGAAGCAGCAGAACGTGTAAAAGCGGACATGAACTATGAGCTTACAGAGAACATGGTGGAGTATCGTCCAGAGCACGAAAGAATGCTGTATAGCCTAGGACTTGCAGGATCGGCCTTTAAGAAGGTTTACTTTGACCCCAATATGGGTAGACAGGCTGCTATCTATATTCCGGCAGAAGACGTTATCGTGCCTTATGGAGCATCTAACATAGAATCTGCCGAGCGTGTTACCCATGTAATGCGTAAGACTAAAAACGAAGTAATGAAGTTACAGGTTAGCGGTTTCTACGCAGGAGTAGAACTAGGAGAGCCTCGTCCCTTCCACACCGACATCGAAGAGAAGAAGGCGGAAGAAGGTGGATACGACATCACTGATGATGATCGCTACACTATATACGAGATTCATGCAGACCTTATCATTGAGGGAGTGGATGATGAAGACGGTATTGCAAAACCCTACATCGTTACTATAGAGCGTGGTACTGAAGAGATACTGGCTATCCGTCGTAACTGGAACGAAGATGACATGCTCACTCTAAAGCGTCAGCATTTCGTACATTACGTATATGTGCCCGGATTTGGCTTCTACGGCCTCGGACTCATACATATAGTAGGAGGGTACGCTAAAGCAGGAACATCTATAATACGTCAATTGGTAGACGCTGGTACGCTGTCTAATCTTCCGGGGGGTCTGAAGTCTCGTGGTCTACGGATTAAGGGTGACGATACCCCCATAGAACCGGGCGAGTTTAAGGATGTAGACGTGCCATCAGGTAGCATAAGAGAAAACATTATGCCTTTGCCTTATAAAGAGCCTAGCCAAACTTTGCTAGCCCTGCTTAACCAAATTACTACTGAAGGCCGTAGGCTAGGCGCTATTAGTGACATGAATATATCTGACATGTCGGCTAACGCCCCAGTAGGTACTACCCTAGCACTGCTAGAGCGGACGCTAAAACCAATGGCCGCAGTACAGGCACGCGTTCATTACGCTATGAAGCTAGAGTTTAAGATGCTCAAAGCTATAATGGCCGAAGAAGCGTCAGTAGAATACGATTACCAGCCTAATAGAGGCGAAGTAGCTGCACGTCAAGCGGACTACGCTATGGTAGACGTTATCCCTGTTAGTGACCCTAACAGCTCTACAATGGCTCAACGAGTCGTGCAGTATCAAGCCGTGTTGCAGATGTCGCAACAGGCACCTCAGATATACAACCTACCTCAATTACATCGTCAGATGATTGAAGTGCTCGGCGTAAAGAACGCCGACAAGTTAGTACCTACGGAAGATGACGTGAGACCTACTGATCCCGTAAGCGAAAACATGAACGCGCTAACAGGTACCCCCATAAAAGCGTTCCTAACTCAAGACCACGAAGCTCACATAGCGGCGCACCAGTCGTTTATGCAAGACCCAATGATCGCTCAAACCATTGGTCAGAACCCTCAAGCACAACAAATCATGGCGTCGCTACAAGCGCACATAGCAGAGCACCTAGGGTTCAGATACCGCAAACAGATGGAAGAGAAGCTCGGTGTGGCACTACCCCCACCAAACGAAGAGCTGCCTGAAGAGATCGAAGTTCAGTTGTCGCGCCTCATATCTGAGGGTGGTAAGCAGCTTACGCAACAGCATCAGCAACAAGCAGCGCAGAAAGCGGCACAGCAGCAGCAGCAAGACCCCATAATACAGTTACAGCAAGCGGAGCTACAGGTTAAACAGCAAGAAGTGCAGCGTAAGGCTCAGAAAGACCAAGCCGATGCGCAGCTCAAGCAGGCTGAATTGCAGCGTAAAGTGCAGAAAGATCAAGCTGATGTAGCAGTAGACCAACAACAACTCGAAATCGAAAGGCAAGAGTTACAGATAGATGCCCAGAAAGCGGGCGCTAAACTAGCTGCCGACAGAAGGACAGCTAATACCAAACTTGACCTCGACTTACTAAGAGAGGCCAAAAACAAACCGAAGGAATAAATCATGGCTAAAACCGTCTTTGACGTGCTACGAAACAAAATCGAAGAGGACATCTCTTCTGCACAAGAATTTCTAGGTAATGGAGGAGCTAAAGACTTCGCCCAATACAAAGAAATAACAGGAATGCTACGAGGTCTCACTTCCTGTCTTAATCATACAAATGACCTCTCGCGTAATTATTTGGAAGACGACAATGACTGATCTAACAATAGTACCAAAAGAAGCAGAGAACGAAGAAGAACTAGAGCACCAAATCCCCACTCCTGTAGGGTATCGTGTCCTAGTAGCCATGCCGGAAGTAGAAGATACGTATGGTGAAAGTGGCATAATCAAGTCTAGTAAGGAAATTCACAACGAATACATCATGTCTACCATAGGGCTTGTGCTCGACATGGGAGATCAAGCGTATTCTGACAACACTCGTTTTCCTACCGGAGCTTGGTGTAAGTCTGGGGACTACGTAATGTTCCGTGCCAATACTGGCACGCGTTTTAAAGTAGGTGGTGTTGAGTATCGTTTAATGAATGATGACTCAATTGAAGCAGTAGTAAGCGATCCTCGTGGCGTTACACGAGTGTGAGGAGTAAATAATGGGATTTCAAAAAGTTGAGTATACCTTCCCTGACGATCAAGAGGACAAAGGTATCGAAATAGAAGACTCTAGTGCTATAGAGATTGATATATCTGGCAAGTCAACCCCTGAGTCAGAGCCAGAGCCTGTCAAGCAGGAAAAAGAAGTTGAAGTCGAAGTTGTAGACGACACGCCTAAAGCAGACAGAGGCCGCAAAGCATCTAAGCCTCCTGAAGACCTTACTGATGAAGAGTTAGAAGACTACTCGGATAAGGTGCGTAAAAGAATCCAGCACTTTAGTAAAGGGTATCACGATGAAAGACGCGCTAAAGAAGCAGCGCACCGTGAGCGAGTGGAGTTTGAAAACTACGCTAAATCTCTTGTAGAAGAAAATAGCAAGTTAAAAAATAGCGTAGAGAAGAACCAAGCAGCTTTACTAGAGCAAGCTAAGAAAAACTCAGCAATTGAAATGCTTTCCGCTAAACGCGCATACAAGATGGCGTATGAGGCTGGAGACGCAGATAAATTGGTCGAGGCGCAAGAAAAGATAACCAATGCCAAGATAAAGGCCGATAAGTTAGGTGATTTTAGCCCCGAACCTTTACAAGAAGCTGAAGTTCCTGTACAAATACCTCAAGAAGCTCCGATTCAACCAGATACCAAAGCGTCCGAATGGGCAAATGAAAATTCTTGGTTTGGTTCAGATGACGAGATGACAGCTTATGCTATGGGTGTACACAGTAAGCTGGTTAAGCAAGGTGTGGACACCACTAGTGATGAATACTACGAGACTATTAATGCTCGTATGCGAAATACCTTCCCTGAAGAATTTGGGGAAATTGAAGAATTAGAGGAGAAACCAAGCAAAAAGCAGTCTAATGTGGTTGCACCCGCTACGCGGAGCACAGCACCTAAGAAAATTAGGTTAACGCAAACACAGGTGGCTATCGCTAAGAAACTTGGAGTACCCCTTGATTTATACGCCAAAAAGGTTGCAGAAGAGATGAGGAAAGTATGATGGCTGAGAACAGAATTAAACGTGAAGAAGTAACCCGTGAAAAAACGGCCCGCAAAGCAGCTTGGACTAGGCCAGAAGTATTACCTTCTCCTACACCCGAGCCGGGCTATGCATTTCGCTGGATTCGTGTAAGCACGCAAGGCACTGTTGATGCCACTAACGTATCCTCCAAATTACGCGAAGGTTGGGAGCCAGTAAAAGCATCGGATCACCCAGAGATTACTCTTGTGTCTATTGAGAACGAAAAGTTCAAAGACAACTTGATAATCGGCGGTCTAATGCTATGTAAAGCTCCTGTCGAAATGGTTGACGAGCGCAATACGTACTACAGAGATCAGAGTAAGGCGCAAATGCAATCTGTAGACAACAGCCTAATGCGAGAGAACGACCCACGGATGCCGTTATTTAACGACCGTAGGTCAAAAGTTACCTTTGGTAACGGAACTTAAACTAATTTAATAGGTGAAATAAATGGCAACTACAGCCTCTCCATACGGGTTTGTTCCCGTACGTAAAGCTGACGGTACACCTTATGCTGGTGCCCGTGACGCTTTTCTTATTACTCCTGCTGGCGTAGCTCAAAACATCGGCTATGGTTCTATTGTTGAACTAAACGCAGGATACGTACAACTAGCTTCTGGCACTGGCGCAGACGCAACTACTAACAATCTTGGCGGCAACGGTATCGGTGCTCTAGGTGTGTTTGTTGGTTGTGAATACATCAATGCTGAAGGTCAGTTGATCTTTGCTCAGTACTACCCTTCAGGCACTGCTAACGCTACTGCTTATGTAGTAACTGATCCGAGTGTAACTTTCCAAGTACAAGCTGACGGCGCTATTGCTCAGACTGCTCTTGGCCACAATGCTCCTCTAACTGGCGCACAGAACGCTACAACTTCTGTAAACACTGCCACTGGCAAGTCTAACATTGCAATCGACGCTACTACTGCGACTGCAACTAAGGCGTTCAAAGTAATTGGTTTTGTAACTAAAACTGGTTCTGCTATTGGCGACGCTAAGACTGATGTCTTGGTTAAATTTAACCTACCGTACCATCAAATGGGTACCGGCATCGTAGGAGAATAACTAGATGGCTATTTCAAGAAGTCAATTACTCAAAGAGCTACTCCCCGGACTAAACGCATTATTCGGTCTGGAGTACGCGAAATACGGCGAAGAGCATAAAGAGATTTTCGAGACTGAAACCTCTGATCGTTCCTTCGAGGAAGAAACTAAACTGTCTGGTTTTGGCTCTGCCCCAACTAAGGCGGAAGGTTCTGCAATTGAGTATGACAATGCTCAAGAAGCATGGACTGCACGTTACACGCACGAAACCGTTGCAATGGGTTTCTCAATCACTGAAGAAGCGATTGAAGATAACTTGTATGACTCTCTGTCATCTCGTTATACCAAAGCATTGGCTCGCGCTATGGCGTACACTAAGCAGGTTAAAGCAGCGGACATCCTGAACAATGCTTTTGCTGCTGGCAGCACTTACGGTGATGGACAGACTCTATGTTCTACTACTCACCCGTTGGTTAGCGGTGGTAACAACTCCAACCGCCCTGCTGTTGCGGCTGACCTTAACGAAACTTCTTTGGAAGCGTCTATCATTCAGGTAGCAGGCTACACTGATGAGCGTGGTCTTCTGATCGCGGCCAAGCCTAAGAAGCTAGTTATCCCACCTTCCTTACAGTTTGTTGCAACTCGTTTGCTTGAGACTGAAGGTCGTGTAGGAACTGCTGACAACGACATCAACGCCATTATGAGCAACGGCGCTGTACCCGGCGGGTATGCAGTCAATCACTACCTGACTGACACTGACGCTTGGTTTATGATGACTGATGTACCAAATGGTTTGAAGCACTTCGTACGTAGCCCAATGGCTACCTCTATGGATGCTGATTTCGATACTGGTAACAGCCGCTACAAGGCTCGTGAACGCTACTCGTTTGGCGTATCTGATCCTCTGGGCATCTTCGGATCGCCCGGCGCTTAACAGCGTAGTAACATGCTGTACTAAGGGGGCTTCGGCCCCCTTTTTTATTGTTGACTTAAATACACACACTGTGATATGTTCTGCTATATCGGGAAACAATCCGGTGAATCTGACAGACCCGACTGACGACATGTAGACAGATTCTCCTTAACTCACATGTGAGAACTTTATAATGGCTAAAACCACTTTTTCAGGCCCAGTCCGTTCGGATAATGGCTTTCAAATCCCTGTAGTAACTACCGCTAATCTGCCAGCTTTTGCTGACGTTGCTGTAGGCACTGCATACATGGTCAGCGATAACGGTGGCGGTAACAACGAATACTGCATCGTGATTAATACTGGCGCTGCTTGGGTAACCGCTGTAGGCGCGGCTCTTTCTTAATAGGAGGCATCTATGTCTAGTTCTGATGTTTCCGCAAAGCGGATTACTGGCGCAGGCTCGGTAGGTGTAGGGCCAGCGCGAGTAAGACAAGTACAAGTGCTGACTAACAACTCTGGTGCGGGGCGACTTACTATTACCAACGGTAACGGCGGAGCCACTCTATTAGATATTGACTTTGAGGCAAATGACTCTCATTCCGTTAACATACCCGACTATGGGGTGCGCTTTCAGGATGATGTTTATATTACTGCTTTTACCAATATCACCGCTATTACAGTGTTCTATAGTTAATGCGTAGGTACTACAAGAAAGGCGGCGGAGTGGGCATGAAAGGTATGTCCATCAGTAGTGGCGATAAACGCTCTACTAAATCCGGCGCGGGTATGACCGCTAAAGGTGTAGCTAAGTACAGGAAGAATAATCCCGGCTCTAAGTTAAAGACTGCGGTTACCGAGGATAAACCAACTGGCAAGCGGGCAAGTAGGCGTAAGTCTTACTGCGCTCGTTCCGCTGGACAAATGAAAAAGTTTCCTAAAGCGGCTAAAGACCCTAATTCAAGGTTACGGCAAGCTAGGAAACGATGGAAATGTTAGGAGAATAGCACGATGGATGATATGAAGACCCCAAAAGTACCTTCTAAAGAAGAGTTTGATAAGATGACTCCCGAGCAAAAAGCCGCCCGTAAGAAAGAAGCTATGATGCAGAACCTGAATATGACTCCCCAAGAGAAAAAAGCTAGGGAAGTTATGAAGAAACCCGATAAGAAAATGATGGCTGGTGGTATGGCTAAGAAGTATAAAGCTGGCGGTAAGGTTCGTGGCTGCGGTATGGCTCGTGGCGGTAGAGTTTGTAAGATGGTCAAAATGAAAGGTGCGTAATGCGACGCTACTACAAGAAGAGCGATTGCGGTTGTGGCAGTAAACCCCGAAAGATGAAAGAAGGGGGCACTGTAAAAGACGCGTGCTATAAGAAGGTCAAGAAGCAATATAAGGTGTTCCCGTCAGCATATGCGTCGGGAGCTATTGCTAAGTGCCGGAAGAAAAAGGCTGGTAAGTAATGCGTGCGTACTACAAGTCTGGCGGTAAGATACGTAAGACAGCCAAAGGAGCCTCGTTAAAGCGTTGGTTTCAAGAGGACTGGAAAGACGTGCGTACTGGTAAGGCTTGTGGCAGAAAGAAAGGAGATGGCCGTGGTACTCCCTATTGCCGTCCTTCTAAGAGAGTATCTGAAAAGACTCCTAAGACTTCTGGCGAGATGTCTAGCGCCGAGAAAGCAAAAAAAGTAGCAGAGAAGAAAAGACTAGGACAGCCAGCAGGTAAGCCTAGGCGAGTATCAGCTACTAAGCGGAGAAAGAAATAATGGGTATGGGCGTTAAGCACTACAAAAAAGACGGAAAAGAGCATAAGGGCGGTCTACATAAGATGGCTGATGGTAGTCTTCACACAGGCAAAACCCATAGCAAGACTAGCGTAAAGTTGTTCCACTATGGAGATTTGTCCAAGAAAGCTAAGGTCAAAGCTAAATCGGGGTGGGGTAAATAATGGCTACATCAGGCACTACAGCATTTGACATGGATTTCACGGAGATCGCAGAAGAAGCGTTTGAACGTGCAGGTCGTGAGATGCGTTCTGGGTACGATCTTCGCACTGCGAGACGATCCATGAACCTGCTAACTATTGAGTGGCAGAACCGTGGTATTAACATGTGGACTATCGACGACGGCACTATTAACTTAGTGAAGGGTCAGACTACTCCTTATGATTTACCCGCAGATACTATTGATTTATTAGAGCATCAGATACGTACGGGTAACGGTAACGCGGCTACTCAAACTGACCTTACTCTAAGCCGTATTAGTGTGAGTACTTACGCGTCTATACCTAACAAGTTAACACAAGGTAGGCCGATACAGCTATACATAGAGCGTCTTCGTGATGCTCCTAAAGTTAACGTATGGCCTATCCCTGATAATAATGGTTACGTGCTGTATTACTGGCGTATGCGTCGTATACAAGACGCTGGTAGCGGAGCAGAAACAGCGGATATGAACTTTAGGTTCTTCCCGTGTTTAGTAGCAGGTCTAGCGTATTACATAGCTATGAAGTTACCCGAAATGGTTGACAGAGTACCAATGCTAAAAGCCGTATACGATGAACAGTTCCAGATGGCCGCAGGAGAAGATAGAGAAAAGACTTCGGCTAGATTTGTCCCGCGTATAGGGTACGTATAAACATGGGTGCGCAGTTTGCCTCTAGTAAGAAGGCCATTGCTTTATGCGATGTGTGTGGGTTTCAGTACAAACTAAAAGACCTAAAAAGTCTGGTTGTAAAGAACATAGACACTAACATAAAAGCATGTCCTGAGTGTTGGAACGAAGATCAGCCTCAAAACATGTTAGGCGAGTTTCCAGTACACGATCCGCAAGCATTGCGTAATCCTCGCCCAGATCAAAGCCTAGGAGAGGCGGGAGTCACTAGTAGTAGGGACATACAATGGGGATGGAGTCCTGTAGGTAGAGGAGTAGACCCTTACGGTTTAACTCCTAACGCGCTACTAATTAATGGTAGTATAGGACAAGTTACAGTAACAACTTAATGGGAGTAATACCATAATGCTTAAAGGCAAACAGTCTAAAATGGACAAAAACAAAGACGGCAAGATTTCTGGCGCTGACTTTAAGATGATGAAGAGTGGTGGTAAGGTAAAAGACGGCTATGCAGAAGGTGGAAAAGTTAAGGTTCGTGGTACTGGAGCTGCGACTAAAGGCTTGTACGCACGCGGGCCGATGGCATAATTTATGAATTACACTGAACTGAAAGCTAATATCCAAGACATCTGCGAAACTACGTTTACGGCGGATCAACTTGCTATGTTCACGCAGCAGGCAGAGCAAAAGATATATAACTCAGTTCAGATACCTGCCCTGCGGAAAAACGTTACTGGAGTACTAACCAACGGTAATAAGTACCTAAGTACGCCATCTGATTTCTTGTGGACTTACTCTCTAGCAGTTATAGACGCTAATGGGGTCTACACTTTCTTGCTTAACAAAGACGTTAATTTTATGCGAGAAGCGTACCCAAACCCTGCAAGTACAGGAGCGCCCAAGCATTACGCGTATTTTGATGACAACTCTTTTATTTTAGGGCCAACCCCAAATGCCGCATACAGTATGGAGTTACACTACGGGTACTACCCGCAGTCTATAGTTACGGCAAGTACTACGTGGTTAGGTGAAGAGTTTGACTCCGCGCTATTAAACGGCGCGTTAGTAGAAGCAATACGCTTTATGAAGGGCGAGCAAGACCTAGTGGCTAACTATACTAATATGTATTTGTTAGCTATGAAACAGTTAGAAAATCTTGGCGATGGTAAATTACGTGAAGATGCATATCGTTCTGGGCAATTCAGAACTTCAGTTACTTGAGGAATTAAAAAATGGCTATATCGCAGGCAATGTGTACTTCTTTTAAAATCGCTCTGTTAGACGGAGAGATGGACTTTAGTAGTAACACAGGACAAACTTTTAAGATAGCACTATATACGAGCAGTGCTACACTAGGCGCAAGCACTACCGCTTACGCTACAACTAACGAGATAGCTAACGGTAATGGGTACACTACTGGCGGCTACTCCTTGACCATAAGCACGAATCCTACAAATGGAGGCAGTGGTACTACAGCTTTCCTAGATTTTGGTGACGCTGTATGGCCTAACGCTACTATTACTGCTCGTGGCGCACTTATCTACAAATCAGGCGGTGGTAATCCCTCTGTCGCGGTACTAGATTTTGGAGCAGACAAAACGTCTACTTCGGGTGACTTTACAGTGCAGTTCCCTGCTGGCGACGCTACCAACGCTATTGTACGCATAGCATAAGGCGTTAAAGAATGCCGTCTTCTGTTACATACTCTGGATGGGGTAACGGTGCGTGGGGACAAACCTCTTGGGGTACTGACTTAACAGCAGTAATACCTGATGGAGTAGTAGGAACCATAGCGGTAGGCTCAGTAACTATACTAGCGGGTATTACGGTATCCGTTACTGGAGTAGTAGGCACAGCTACTCTGGGCACTGTTACAACCGATGCTGACTCTGTTGTCATCGAAACAGGACTTACAGGCACTACTGCCGTAGGAAGTGTAGCAGTAGTAGGTAAGGCAGCATTTGCGGTTACTGGAGTATCGGGAACGGCCTCACTAGGCACAGTAATAGTAAGAATACCTAAAGTAGTGCCTGTTACGGGGTTAGCGGGAACAGCCTCAACTGGTACAGCAACGGTACAAGCTAAAGCAGTAACGGAAGCTACAGGGGTAGTGGGAACGGTCTTATTAGGTACGGCGATAGCCAGACTACCTAAAGTAGTACCTGTTACAGGGCTGGCGGGAACGGCCTCATTAGGAACTGTGTTTGTAGCCTTCGGGCAGACAGTATCGGTGACAGGAGTTGAGGGCACTGTAGCCCTAGGCACTGTAGATGTTAGAATACCTAAGACAGTATCAGTAACAGGTGTTTCTGCTGTAGGATATACAAGTACTATAAATATGTGGGGGCTAGTTAATACCACACAGAACCCAAGCTGGGGAAATGTAAATGACGCACAGAACCCAAGCTGGGGAAATGTAAATGACGCACAGAACCCTAACTGGACAAACGTAATAGCCGCATGAGGCCAATTAAATGACAACGCAATATACTTCAATACTTAAACTTGCATTACCAGTTCAAGGCGAGCTTAGTGGTTCTTGGGGTGATGTAGTAAATAACAATATCACCTCTATGGTGGAGCAAGCTGTCGCAGGCCGTGCGGTAATTAATACGTGGTCTGGGAACTCACATACGCTAACCAGCGCAAACGGGACTACTTCCGAATCAAGATGTGCGATGCTAGAGTTTACCGACACAGGTACTCAGCTAACTGGCGCAGGAACTGTAGTATGCCCCACAGCTACTAAAATATACATCGTAAAGAATGCCACTGGGCAGAGCGTAACGCTTAAAACATCCGGTGGTTCGGGGATTCTTGTCCCTAACGGACGCACTATGTTCTTGTTCTGCGATGGAACTAACGTAGTCGAAGCACTAACTAGCACAACATCCTTACAGTTAGGTACTAGCACTGTAGTAACGGCGGTACTAGACGAAGACAATCTAGGGTCAAACAGCGCCACATCTCTCGCCACTCAACAGTCTATTAAAGCATATGTAGACTCTCAAGTAGGTGCCGCAGATACATTAGCAGAAGTCCTTGCCCTTGGTAACACTACGGGGGGTACGAACATTGTAGTATCTACTAACGATGAGCTTGTGCTACCTGACGGTGCAGAGGGCGCACCCTCTCTCACAAACACTGGCGACACTAACACAGGTATTTACTTTGGCGCTGCTGATACGGTAAGTGTTACTACTGGCGGTACTAAACGACTGGATGTAAACAGCGCAGGTATTTCTGTAGTAGGTACAGCTTCCGGTACTGCCCTAGCCGCTACAGGTACTTCCGCAGTCCAAGTGTCGGTGGGTACTACAGCTCAACGACCAGCAAACGGCGCAGGTCAGTTTCGATACAACTCTACGCTAGGTAAGTTTGAGGGTTACACGACAGAATGGGGCGAAATCGGCGGCGGTGCTGCTGAGTTACTCCTTAATCAGTTTACAGGTAATGGCTCTACAACTGCCTTTACTATGTCTTCTTCACCAGTAGAAGCTAACACGCTTGTATATATTGACGGTGTTTACCAGAACAAAACGGCATACTCCGTTGCTAACGACGTTATAACGTTCTCAGCCGCTCCAGCAAACAATGCGGCTATCGAAGTTACAGCGGCTACAGTAGCCCCCGCAGAGGCTCCAACTACGTTCTCCCTTAGTCAGTTTACAGGTAATGGCTCTACAACAGCGTTTACTCTGTCATCTCAATCAGTAGAGAACAACACTGACGCTTACTTTGACGGTGTGTATCAGTCTAAAAGCAACTACACAGTATCTGGAACTACTATTACTTTTAGTACGGCTCCCGCAAACGGTGTAGCTGTCGAGGTAATGGCTTCTCAGGGCGTTAGCGTAAGTATAGGTACCCCTGATAACAATACCGTCACAACGGCTAAGATAGTAAATAGCGCGGTTACAACGGCTAAGATAGCAGATGATGCAGTTACTGCCGCCAAGATCGCTGACGACGCAGTAGTTGCAGCCGCTATCGCAGATGATGCCGTAGGAGCAGCCGCAATAGCTTCTGACCCTATAGCTGTAGGAATAACCACAACAGTTACAAGTAGTAACATAACTGCTACAGTAAACACACATGTATACGTAGATACGGCTAGTCGAACTATTACTTTACCTGCTTCTCCTTCTATAGGGCAACGGGTGTTAATAACTGTAGGTAACTTCACAGACACAGTAGTAGGGCGAAACGGATCAAACATTATGAGTAGCGCATCTAACATGACATTAGATTCTGCGTACCTCTCAATTCAATTTATGTATACAAACTCTACAGTAGGATGGGCAATGACATGAGTAATTTTACAGACTTTATAGGTGGCGGCGGTGGTTCTCTACCAGTAAACATAGCATTAACTGAATCACAAACATGGGTTCCACCCGTTGATGGAAACATTTGTATTCATGTTATTGGCGCTGGTGGCGGCGGTGTCGGCTCTAGTGGCGGTGGCGGTGGTGGTGCTGGTGGGTATTGCAAAAAGAACTCTTTGGCTGTCACTACCTCTGGCTCTTTTACAGTTGTTATAGGTTCAGGAGGATTAGGCTCTACGAATAACGCGACTGCAAGCAACGGAGGCAACTCAACAGTTGCTGGTACAGGGCTGTCAGCCACGCTAACCGCTAACGGCGGTACTGGCCCTGCAACGAATGCTAACGGGCAGGGAGGGACAGCATCTAATGGCGATGTAAATAATACTGGTGGTCAAGGCGGCTGGTATGGCGGCGGGGCAGTAGGCGTGTATAGGTCTAATAGTTCTAACTCTCAAACCGGACAACGTGGAGCTGGTGAAAGTTCTGATGCGCTGGGTGACCCCGCCCTGATGGGTTATGGTTATATAGTCGGAGGCCAAGGCGGTAAGACTTTTAACGGCGAAAGTGACTACTCAACAGTTGGAATGCACGGAGGGTTTTTAGCTGGCGGTGGCTCATCTTGGGGAGGAGGCGCTGCGTACCAAAGTTGGGGCGGTGACGGTGGCGTAGGAGGTGGCGGGGGAATGGGCTACAAAACTAGCAACACTAATTCTGCTTTTGGCGGTACTGGTGGTGACGGCATCGTAATTATCCAATACCTACCAGCATAAGGAGAGAAAAATGAAATACAAAATTAAAGATGCTGACGGAAACGTCACAAACACTATAAAAGCTAGTGCTGAGTTTGTTGAAGCTAACTTTGAACACTATGAACTGTATGTTGAGCCTACATCAGCAGAGCCTACAGTAGCAGAAGCTGGCCGCATGTGGCGTGATATGGAACTATCCTCTTCAGACTACATAGTCCCTCTGTCAGACCATCCACAACGTGCAGCTTACATGACCTACCGTACAGCTTTGCGGGATTGGCCCTCTACAGATGCATTCCCTGCAACTAAGCCGGAGTTAGGAGAATAATATGTCAGTAACTAAAGTAAGTAGTACGCTGCTTGCAGATAACTCTGTTACAGCCGTAGCTATTCTTGATGGTACTATTACCTCTGCCAAGTTAGGCGCAGGCGTAGGCGGAGCATTCAACAACTTTTTAATAAAGACAGCAGACTACACCGCAGTTACACGCGATCAGATAATCGTAAACAGCGCAAGTGCTAGAACGATTACACTGCCCGCAAGTCCCGCAGCAGGGAACGTAGTATTTATAAAAAACGCTGGTGCAGGTGTTGTAACCGTGGGGCGTAATGGCTCAAACATTAATTCAACGGCAGATAACGGCTCACTGGCGACAGACGCTGGTGCAACTCTTGTGTACGTTGATTCAACAATCGGATGGAAGGAGCTTTAAATGGCTATTAAATTAGGCGGGGGTGGCTCTGCGTCATTCCCTACAATATTTTTAAGCAAATCCCAGACATGGGTTCCACCACAGGACGGCAACATAATGATTCATGTCATTGGCGCTGGTGGTGGTGGCCGTGGTTGGGATTCTTATACGACTAGTGGTGCTGCTGGTGGCTATTGCAGAAAAAACTCTTTAGCTGTAACTACCTCTGGCTCTTTTACAGTTGTCGTTGGAGCAAGTGGCGCTGGCGGTGCAAACGGCAGAGGTAATAGTGGTCAAGGAGGCACTGGAGGAAACTCAACTGTAGCAGGCACTGGGTTGTCGGCTACTCTAACGGCTAACGGGGGTGCAGGGGCGGCAGGTTCTAATGGCGCATCGGCCGCATCAGGAGGCACAGCCTCAAATGGGGATGTAAATAACACAGGTGGTGCAGGGGGGGTTGCTTGGGGCGTATACGGTGGTGCTGGCGGTGGCGCAGTGGGGCTTACAGGGACAGGGCAAGCAGGTACTGTTGGTAATTCAGACATTCCCACAGCGGGAGAATGTGACATTATTGGAGACTTGTGGTCATCTACAATAGGTCAAATAGCTGGCGGCATAGCTGGGCGCTGTATTAGAAAGACTAGTGGCACAGTACCTTATGACGCTGTCAATGGCGGCCCACTATCAGGCGGAGGCGGTGTTTTATTTAATACAGGCAGTGAGATGCTGGTGCAAGGCGGTGCTGGAGGCATTGGTGGCGGTGGGGGTGCAGGCGAAAACAGGGGCCACATCTCATCATCTTTAGGTGGTGAAGGCGGTGAAGGTCTTGTTGTTATCCAGTACATCCCATAAGGAGATATGAAATGAAATACAATATTAAAGATGCTGATGGAAACATAACAAACACCATCACTGCTGACGCTGAGTTTGTTGAAGCCAATTTTGAACACTATTCGCTTTGGGTAGCACCTACACCTGTAGAACCTACAGCAGAAGAAGCTGGGCGTACATGGCGCAATGGTGAGTTAGATGCTACAGATAGAGCAGCAGAGATATCTGACTGGCCGAACCGTGACAACATCCTGACCTACAGGACTGCATTGCGTGACTGGCCTGCTACTGACGACTTCCCAGATACGCGACCGACTTTAGGAGAATAAGATGCCTCTAACTACGATAAAGACAACGGGGGTTACAGACGACGCTGTCACGGCTGCGTTGATAGCTGATGATGCTGTTGGTTCTGCCGCGATTGCAGATGGTGCTGTAGGTACGGCTGCTTTAGCATCTACTATAGCCGCTGGTATTCCTACGGCAACGGTAAGCAGCAACGGCAATGCAACAGCTAACACGCATCATTACGTTGGCACTGCTGGCGTAACGCTAACGCTTCCAACGCCCACTGTAGGCATGAAGGTGTACGTCACTGTAGGTAACTTTGTAAACACCGTGGTTGGTCGCAACAGTAGCACCATTGTAGGACAATCTTCAGACTTAACAATTGATGTGGCTAACATGAGCATTGGTCTTATTGGCATATCAACTTCAGCATGGGTATTTATCTAATGAGTAATTTAACAGACTTAATTTCAGCAGGTGGTGGCGGTGGGGCTACAGTAGCTTTTAATGTCCACATTACTACGTCTCAAACATGGACTCCCCCTTATAACGGTGTAGGTACAATTCACTTGATTGGTGCTGGCGGTGGTGGCGGTTCAGACAAAGCTGGCAACAGGCGTAGTGGAGGCGCAGCGGGTGGTTATTGTAAAAAAGAAGTTACGTTTTCTACAAGCACTAACTGGACAATGGTTGTAGGAGCCAAAGGTAACGGAACTAGCGATCAAAGTGGAAGCGGAGCCAACGGGTCGGCTGGCGGCAACACGACAGCTACTGACGGAACTATCTCTCTCGCGGCTAATGGAGGCGGTGGAGGTATAAACGGAGCCCCTGCGGTTGGTACTGCTTCTGGAGGTGACGTTAATTTTAGCGGAGGTTCTTCTAATCTTGGCCAGTCTGGTGGGGCTGTAGGAACAACAGCTAACGGACAAAATGGTGTAGGCGGGTTTAATGCTAATTATGGTGTATATACCGCAGATTCAGATTTTATAAGCCCTTATGACCCTTTAGCCTATGGTTACTTAACTGGCGGTGACAAAGGTGGCCGAAACGCTTGGACATATGGTGGTGCAGGCAATTATAAAGATGGAGAAAACGGTGGTTTTGGCGGTGGGGGTGGACACGGAAATTTAGGCACTAACTACGTGCTTCCAAGTGCAGGCCACGGTGGAATAGGCGGTGGCGGTGGGGCTTCTGTAAATGTACAGGGTCTTTCCGCAGATTTCTATAAATTCCAATCTGGTACTGGCGGTGTAGGGCTTATCCTTATCCAATACAAAACAATTACTTAAAGGTAAAATAAAATGCCTAATTACAATATTTTAGATGCCGAAGATGGCGACATAATAAATACGATAATAGCCAGTGAGGATTTTGTCTCAGCTAATTATAATTTTTATCAAGAAGTCACAACGTCTGGGGATATTAATCTTACAGCAGAAGAGACTGCACGACAGTGGCGTGACATGGAACTGACATCTACAGACACGGCAGCCCAAACTCCAGACTGGCCTAATCGTGACAACATCCTAACCTACAGAACTGAATTGCGTGACTGGCCGTCAACTTCTGATTTCCCAGCTACTAAGCCTACTTTAGGCAGCTAATATGATTGCAGAAATCTCAGCAGTAGTGGGTGTACTCAAGACTCTTAACGCAGGTATAAAGACTGTGAAGGAGTCTGGGTCACACCTGTCAGATTTAGCTGGGATTTTTACAAGTATCACCGAAACTAAAGTTGCTGTAGACAACATTGAAGAAGCCCAAAAGCAAGGCGACACTGTTCTGACGCAAGAGCAAGCACTAGAACTTGCATGGGCAAAAAATGAAATACGCGAACGTGAAAAAGAGCTAAAGAAAATCACCCCGCGACAAGTCTGGCGAGATATGCTTTCTATCCAGCACAAATCGGTAATGCAAAATAAACAGCGGCTGGAAAAAGAAAGATTAGACAAGTTGCGTAAGATTTCTAAAAACGACGACATGATTAAAAACATTGCTGGCGGTGTGGCTCTAGTTGCCGCTCTATACGCCGCCTACTATTTCTACGGAATGTAAGAATGCCCACGATGAAAGAACTTAGCGCAAAACAAGTTGCTCACGAAAAAGAATGTTTAGCGCGTTATGAAAATATAGAGCGTAGGCTTACTGATGGTAGCAAAAGATTTGACCGACTAGAAAACATGTTGTGGGGAATGTACCCCATGATTATAGGTTTGTTTGCTTTAACAAAATGGATACAGTGATATGTTACAAGCACTTATTGCCCCAGTTACAGGGCTACTAGACAAGTTTATAGAAGACAAAGATGCTAAGAACGCATTGGCTCACGAAATAAGCACAATGGCAGAGCGTCATGCCTTAGAGTTGGCGAAGGGTCAGCTTGAAGTTAACAAGGTAGAAGCTGCACACAAGAATCTCTTTGTTGCTGGCTGGAGACCCGCTGTGGGATGGTCATGCTGTTTCGCCTTAGTCTATTCTACTATCCTATCCCCTATCTTGAGTATATGGTTTACTGTGCCTCCTGTAGACAGCTCCCTGCTTACTACTGTATTGATGGGTATGCTAGGTCTTGGTGCTATGAGAACTGTTGAGAAGACCAAGAAAGTTCAGAGAGACAGGTAGTGCTTGCGGAGATTGCAGCGGCTAATGCTGCCTTCACGGTTATTAAGAAAGCTCTGGAGAATGGTAAAGAGCTATATGATGTGGCTGGTTCTGCTACACAATATTTTGACAACAAGTCAGCGATAGCTAAAAAAGCAAACAAAGCAGGCGGCAAGTCAGAACTTGAATGTTTTATGCAGCTAGAAAAGTTAAGAGAACAGGAAGAATGGCTACGCGAGTACATGATCTATGCTGGACGCGCTGACATGTATTCAGACTGGTTACAGTATCAGTCAGACTGCAAGCGTAATAGAGAAAACGCAGAGAGAATAAGAAAAAGAAAGAAAGCAGAGATGTGGGCATTGTTAATTTCTGCGTTACTGTGGGGTACAGGCATATTAGTTATTCTGCCTCTGGCTCTTTACATAGGCTTTAAGATTTTTGGTGTACTATGAGATACTTCGATAGAAAAGATTTCGACTGCCAAGAGACAGGCAACAACGAAATGTGCGATGAGTTTCTTGAAAAGCTAGATGAATTGCGGCATGTCTGCGATTTCCCTTTTATCATCACCAGCGGGTACCGAGACCCAGAGGGGCATAGCATAGAGGCAGCCAAAAAAAATCCGGGCACCCATTCACGCGGGATTGCCTGCGACATCAAAATATCCAACGGGAACCAAGCATATGCTATCATTAAGTACGCTCAATCAATGGGCTTTAATGGTATAGGCGTAGCTAAAACCTTTATCCATGTAGACACTAGAGAGACTACTCCAGTGGTATGGTGCTACTAAAACACGTACAGGTGTGATATGCCACTCAAAAAACTACAGTTAAAAGCAGGCGTTAACCGCGAAAACACCAGATATGCTAGTGAAGGTGGGTGGTACGAGTGTGACAAAATTAGGTTCCGCCAAGGTACGCCGGAAAAGATTGGTGGGTGGCAGCGTATCTCTGCGTCTACGTTCCAAGGCGTATGCCGTTCACTATGGAATTGGTTTACTCTAGGGAGTCAGAACCTAGTTGGCGTAGGTACTAACCTCAAGTTCTATATTGAGAATGGCGGTAACTACTACGACATAACACCTATTAGGGCTACGCTAACTCTTACTAACCCCTTTACTACTGCATCAGGCTCTACTACGGTGGTTGTCGCAGACGTTGCTGGAGGGTATGCAGTAGGAGACTTTGTTATTTATAGCAACGCTACTGCCGTAGGCGGGTTGACACTAAACGGTGAGTTTCAGATAACAGGTATTGACGTAAACTCATACACCATAACAGCTCCTAGCGCGGCATCTAGTACTGCTACGGGAGGCGGCAGTGTAACTGCTGAATATCAGATAAATGTTGGCCCTGCGTACGCAGTACCCCTAGAAGGCTGGGGTGCTAGTAGTTGGGGCTTCGGTGCTTGGGGTGTGGGTCAGTCATCTAACGAGTCTATACGTTTGTGGAGCCAAGCTAATTTTGGTGAAGACTTGATATTCGGGCACAACGAAAGCCCTTTATTTATATGGAAAGCTAGCGATGGGGTAGGTACACGCGCTACTAGACTAGATCAAGAGGTAGGAGCTACAGGAGTTCCAGTAGTACAAGACGAAGTAATAATCTCAGACCTCAACCGCTTTGTATTTTGTTTTGGCGCAAACGACTTGGGTACTACTTCTTCTAACCCTATGACTGTGCGGTGGTCAGATCAAGAGAACGCCTTAGATTGGACGCCTAGTGCTACCAACCAAGCAGGTGACTTGATACTGTCTAACGGGTCTAAGATCATTGCAGCTAAACAATCTCGCCAAGAGATACTAGTATGGACGGACTCGGCGTTGTATGCACTACAGTATGTAGGCGCACCAGTGGTTTGGACTGCACAGTTGGTCGGAGAAAACACATCTATCGCCTCTCAGAATGCTGTAGCTTACTCTAACGGCGTAGCTTACTGGATGGGTAGAGATAAGTTCTATATGTATGATGGACGCACAAAACCCCTCAAGTGCGACCTACGCAAGTTTGTGTTTGACGACTTTAACCAAGAGCAGTTTGATGGAGTGTTTGCAGGAACTAACGAGTCTTACCACGAGATATGGTGGTTCTACTGTTCAAAGGATTCTACTACTAGTGATCGGTATGTGGTGTACAACTATTTAGAGGGAGTGTGGTACTACGGCACTATGGCTCGTTCAGCATGGTTAGACTCAGGGCTTAGGAATAATCCTTTAGCAGCCACCTACAACTACAATCTAGTTAACCATGAAGAGGGTGTAGACGATAACGAGACAGCTAACACCGCAGCCATACCTGCATACGTAACGTCCGCTCAGTTTGACTTAGACGATGGACATCAGTTCATGTACATAAACAAAATATTACCTGACATGCGGTTTGATGACTCTGTATCTGGCGCTCCTAGTGCTACAATAACGTTGCTCCCTTTGGCAAACTCAGGGTCTGGGTATACAACACCTGCTTCTGTGGGGGGCAATGCTTCCGCTAGTGTCGTTAGAAGTGCTATATTACCCGTAGAAGTGTATACAGATCAGATACATACCAGAGTACGGGGACGCCAAATGTCCTTGAAAGTAGAATCCACAGCCGTAGGCGTTACTTGGCAGATGGGTACTCCACGAGTTGATATGCGCCCTGACGGTAGACGATAATGGCTATAGATATTACAAACTACAACGTACCCTTTAGGGCGCCTGCACTGCCGTACCCGCCACAAGTGTACGACCAAACGTCATTTGAAGAGTTTAATAAAGTACTGCGTATATATTTTAACCAGCTAGACAACGCCTTGCGTAACGATACAAATGCGCTTCGCGCTGAAGCTACTACTTGGTTTATGAGCTAATGGCTAATACTTATAAGAACGCAAAAGTAGACCTATCTACAACCGCTGCTACTACACTATACACTTGTGCATCGACTGTCACGGCTATAGTCAAGTCTATAATAGTATCTGAAGACTCTGGTAATGCAGACACTATAACGGTAACCATAACTAATGGCTCTTCTGTATACAGCCTATTTAAAGTTAAAGCCGTTGGCGCTAATGCTACAGTAGAGTTATTAACAGCGCCTCTTGTCGTACAGCCTACAGAAGTATTAAAAGTAACCGCAGCTACTGCAAATAGATTACATGTGGTAGCAAGCATACTAGAGATTACATAATGACTGTTAAGAATCCTCCTACTGATAAAGGTGCGGACAACTACTTTGACTTCCTTGGTGACGAATACACAGGGTTTGACTACGTAGCGCCGCCCCTATCTCAGACTGATGCGTTCTTAGCATGGAAAGACACTGTAAATACAGACCGTGGGTCAGACGAGTACAGCCTACAACGTTATCCTGACCAGAATCAATTTTTCTTGAATGAGATGGCTATACCCTCGTGGTATCCTGAGTCTTATAGAGCGTACAGGAAAGCTGGGGGCTTGAGCGGGGGGCTTGCTTACAACAATCCTAACCCTGAATTTGGCGCTCCTCGGTTAACAGAAGAATCACGAAACAGCGCGGAAGAAAACCTAGCTAACTTTACTCAAACCCTTCTTGAAAATGGAGGTGTAGGCAATTTAGAAAGCATAGATTTTGACAACCTAGATAGCATGTTGGCCGCGCTACAAGACACGCCCTTTGATTTAGATGCATTACTTGCCGACACTAAAAGTTTTGGTGGGCAGACTATATCTGAACAAGAGTGGTTTAGCCCCGAAAGAGAAGAGATAGTACGTAAGTTTTTTGAAGGGCAGTCTAATGACCCCCTTGATCGTGGTTCCTTAATAAAAGGACAGACTTGGGAAGAAGCTAAGACCGCCTTGGCTAGAGGCGTAGACCCAGATAACGTGTTTGCAAAATTAAATACCCTGTCAAGTAAGTCTCACGACGACTTCGCAGCGATGGATTACGAAATAGGTTACGACACCGTATCAGGAGTAGGGCCGCATACAGCGTTTAGAGACCTTTCTGATGCTCATTTTATTGAGACTTACAACGAGTTTAATACTGATTTAAACACCCTACGAAACGAAGACCCCGAAGCGTTTCAAGCAGCTTACGATTTTCTACCTGTATCAGGCAGGCAAGGTTACCTTTACGGGCTACATAAATCAGGCGTTATAGATGCTGAGCAGTACGAAAGCATGTACATGTCAGAAGTTAATTCGTACGCTGACGACATACAAGACCCTTTCGCCCCTAGGTACGTTACGGTAGAAGGTAATACATACTTATACAAGCCTTCTGGTGACCCCAACAGTGGAGAAGACCCCGCACCTATAGATGTCCGGCGTGATTTGTATAATGTAAACTTTTACCCTGACGAAGGTAGCATTACTCCTCGTCGCAGCTTACGCACTAGAGATTTTGACCCTAGTAGTTATGACTTCTTTGATCCTATAATGAACGTTGTTGCGATGACCCCTTTAGCTCCTTTGGCTGCGGTATATACAGCCGTAAAAGGTCTTTCAGGTGAAACACTCCACGCTTCAGACTACCTACGTGCAATTCCCGGCACTGTACAAGGTATAGATTACGCTGCTAAACAAGCGGGTTCAACTTTTAGAGTCCCTAAAACTTTAGGGGAGTGGCTAGAAGCGGCGAATGTTGAGGGCGTTGGCACGTTACCACAAGCTGTGCAAGACATTAACATAACTGTTGCTGCGGGCAAAGCCGCCGCTGCCGGAGCTATACTTTTCGACGATAGTACCCCCCTAGGAGATATTATAAAGATTGGTGGCGCTATATATGAAGGCGTAACTACCGAAAGTTCAGGGAGAAGCCAAGAATATAACCCTATAACTCAGGGGGTAATAAATAACTTTGTACAGCAAATGGACGCTAACGGTGTACCTATCCCCGAAGGAGCTTACCAAGTAGACCCTAACACGGGTATGTTCGTCAGTGCTAACGGTGATTTAGTTACATACTTAGACGCCTTTAGCGAGTTACTAGACTCATATAGAAAAGAAAAGCCTCAAGAGTTTGCAGAAGCCATTGCAGGGGAAGACGCTGACCCTTCTCTTAAACAGATAGTGGGCGCTGCTACCTATAACGTCGCTAAACAACTGGTGGACTACATAGGTACTGATGAAGATTCTGCAAGGCAGCAGGTATTAGCAACAATATTGTCTGGTACTTCTCAGATGATTAACAACGCCAACGGCGCTATACAATTTGGAGAGACTCATCCCGACAATACTGAGTTGGCAAAACTATCTCGCAACCTATCTAACTTATCCGATGCGTCTAACACTACTGCCGTAAAAGAGGGTATGGAAGCGTTAAGAGAGTACAACGACGCCTTCCAAGCTAAAGAATATTTCGAGCCTACTACCGCAGAAGAATACAGGGCGTCCGCACTATATAAAGCGCAGGTAATGAAATATGGAGAAGCAGCGGCAGAAGAGTGGTTGAAAGACGAAATTGAAGGCGCTAACTTCTTAAACAGTGCTATAAACGGCACGGTAAAGTTTTTTGGCGGCCTTAAAGCATCTCCCGCATCATTTTTAGCGGAGTTAGGTAGCGAGGTAGTAGAAGAAGTACCAAACTTAGCAGCCTCGGTTGTAACAAAAAGTGGTCTCGGCGCCTTCTTAAAAAGCGCCACTGCTGTAGCTAAAAAGGTAGACGTTAAAGACCTTACAGATGATGTCTTAGGGGCTATAAATAAAGCCGAAAACTTTGCGGGGCTAGCCACATCCACAGTATTAGACCTTGCCGAAGCTATAGGTGGCTCTGCTTCTGAAGGATTTAACTCCACGCTAGACCTGCTTAGAAAAACACAAGCCGAAGCAATAGTAGCGTCCGCTGAGTTTAAAACGTATGTAAAGACGTTAGGTTCGCAAGTACAAGCGGGTACGCTTACAGAAGAGCAATACCGCGCCGAAGCAGAAAAGTATGTGCAAGATAAAGTCATGGCTAATGACGAGGCCAATAGGGAGATAGCAGTAGGAGTTAGCACTGATGCCGGAGTCGCTGGTGGGTTAGCTATGATTGCTTCTCAATTAGTATTTGGCGATGCCGTAGACCAGAAGATACTTACTAAAGCGTTCGGCAAGAAAGCAGACCTAGTTAAAGAAATTGGTGAAGGGTTTGTAGAGCGAGCTAAAGAGTGGGCTAAAAAGACTGGAAGAAGTATAACCGGAGGGGCGTCTGCGGTAGTTAAAGAGTTTTTTGGAGAAACTACAGAAGGAGGTGTTGTATCCGGAGTTATAAACACTAGGTTAGTCGCTATAGACCCCACTATAGATGTAGCGCAAGAAGTTACAGGCGATGCATGGTACGAGGGGGTTTTAGGTTTAGGCACTTCTACTGCGTTACTAACTGGTAACTACTTTGCAGACATACTGAAAGACGCTGGACTTGAGGATAGCTTGTCTGTCGATAACGGCAACCAATGGCTAGTTGACGCCTCTGACTCTACGTATGTTGATATAGAAGGGGACTTAGCCTCTAGGATGTTGGCTAACTATAACGAAGACATTAACACCGTCATGCAAACTAATGACAGTGGCGCTCCTTTACTTTCTGAAGATAGTATCAAGGACACGTTTGCTGCCGCAGGAATAGACCCAGAAGAGTTCCCCCGTTCCTACGCTACGTTGATGAACCATGTGTATGACGAGAACTATACGAGTCCATCTGAAGCCGCCTTTGCATTTGACGAGGCAGGGTACACCCCCACGCAAGAAGAAATAAATGCATATATTGGCGAGACTTACGGTAATGATGCCATAGATCAAGCGATAGATGACTATGTAGACCCCCGCCAGACAACGCTTTCTGAAGTAGAAGAGTACGCTAGAGCGGCGGGCGTATCTCTATCTGAAGAACAGATACAGCAGCTTGTAGGGCAGTATGACAACTCTATAAGTGATGATGAGCGATTTACACAACTAATAGCAGGCGATCCCGACTTAGCTGTTCTCTTTGGTTCCGATTCTATTACTAGTGGCACACAAACCCTAGACACTGATGGGGATGGCGTTCTTGACTCAGAAGATAATGACGATGACGGCGATGGCATACTTGACACAGATGACCAATTCCCATTACTGAGTAGTTATGTAGACGAAGATGGTTCTATTGTTGTTACAGAGGTAGACGGCTCTACAACTATATATGACTTAGACGAGAACGGTGACCCTGTAGTTAGACCTCCTATTGGTAATACTGACACTACCTATACTGCTGGTACCTACGTTGATCCTGATGGAGATGGTGTATACCAACTAGTTGGTGACGACGGTAAAACCTTAACAGGTGAG